GCATCTTATTATTGAGTTGGGTGATATTATGTGGTATGTGGCACAAGCAACCATGGCACTAGGTATCTCCATGGAAGATGTCCTTGATACCAACATCAAGAAACTTGCTAAGCGTTATCCTGAAGGAACCTTTGATGCTTATTACTCTGAAAATCGTGCTGCTGACGACCGCTGATGCTTAGTTTCTGGATCCACTTGGTAGCATTCTTCCAAGTTGTCGTGATGAATTGTATTCAACCTGCCAACTGGAAGTATTGCTATCGGGTGGACCAGTGGTTGATCCCAGATCTCGTAGAAGGTTATGAAATTTGGTCTGGCAAGAAGCATCCTTATTCGCAGGAAAAAGAATATCTTAAAAGCATACCTCCCTCTAAATAGTTAGACGGGAGGTTTTTTCATATGGCATTCGAACAAGTTACCAGAGACATGCTGACTTTTGATCATAATAATATCAATGGAAGAGTGCAGGGATATATGTCTAAAGATGTCAGAAACCGCTGGGAAGAAATTTTTAGTGCTGTTGGACCAGACGCAGAATTTTACAATGATTTTTCTAAGTGGGGAATGTTAAAGTTTCCTAATAGATCGGGAAGCACAGGAAATCCAAATCAGATTGTTATCAAAACTCACGCATCCACAGTAAATAAAATTATTAATCTTTATAGAAGAGATGGTAGAAAGAAAACCCTTTGGAAAGGTGAACAAAATAAAAATGTTATTATTAAATTTAAAGAAAGTAATTGGGAACAAGAAGTAAAGTTTCAGGCTAGCGGTATTAAACCGAGAGCAGCATCTGGAAAGAAAATTAGTGATACCACATTTACAGCAATGCAGGAATTGGGATCAGCGTGGATTTTATACGTAGCTTTTCAGGAGGGTAAAAAAGGATTTAACTCTGGTGATGAAATAAGGAAAGATACGAGAAAGTGGGGCACTAAACGTTTAACAACTTATGGAGTGTTGCAAGATATTTGGAAGGAACTTGGAGATACAAATGGTCCAGATGATGAATGGTTAGATAATTTTGTCGCTCAAAGTAAAGCAGTTCTAGGTGATAGTATTGCTGGTAAAGGAGAATATACTGAATTCACTCGTGGATATAGGCACTCAAGTGTTGGTGGACCAGGGAAAGCATATAGACTGCCCTTCATGAAAGGTGGGTGGACTTTTATGGAATACATTACAAATTTTGTGAGAACAAACTTTGGTATAACACAAAAAGATAATTGGAACCCTGCTGACATTTGGATGATTAAAGACGAAGCAAAACATAGAAAAGTTATAAATGAGAGATGCAGAACAAAAGGAAAAAGTGATCCAACTGCAGATGGTAAATTGCAACTCTTGAATGAGATTATGAGAGGTCTTTACCTAAGCAGCGATATTGTTGGCGTCTCTCTGAAAAAAGTTTCTGGAAATACAGCAAGGTATGAGGCTATCAATGTCACTGAATCATTTTTGCAATCTAGAGAGATTGGTAATCCAAATACCGTTGGATATGAGTTTGAACTTGCCACATGTCCTCTTGGAACAAAGCAAACAAAAGACGGTGGTGTGACACTAGAGACACAAGATTCTAGATTTTTTATCGTTGATTATGGTGGTGATAACGCTAGAAAAAAAGCAACATACAATTTCCAAATCAAGGGAAACAATAGTCGTGGATTTGGTGGATTGAAATATGAAGCAACACAGGAGGGATATGGAGCTGCTAGGCTTGGCAAAGCAACTGTTGAATATGTTGAAAAACTTTTGCGTGATAAAGGAATTAATTTCTCAACAAGCACATCTCAGTATCCACAGACCCTTGAAGCATTTGACAAACGTGTCCAGGACGAGTATGCTAGGTATCTGAGAGAGCTGAATGCTCTTCCTGAATTTCAAATGTCTCCTGTCGGCAAGGACAAAAAAGCGGGGTATGAGCAGGCAACAGTCGAACAAGCAATTGACAATCTTATGATGTTGTTTACTACAGAACCTTACGTTGCCAACTCTAAATTACAGCAAATTAAATGGTTGCATAGTGTTCTTGTTACTTTCCGTAGAACTGCGGGTAAAGAAGGATTTAATAGATTTTGCACAGAACTTGTTTTCCTATCGAAGAAGGAAGGCAGATCCTATGGTCCATTCGGAAAGGTATACTGATGACTAAGAACGTACACTTAGAGCACATCGAAGATCTCATGCTCATGTATGGAGAAGCAGGCGTCAAAGAATCATTTGATTATATTGATGAGCTAGTAAATACTTTTTCTTCGGACCCTAAAAATAGCAAAAAATATTCTACCAAGTGGGATGGAGCCCCTGCTATTTTTGTGGGATATGATCCAGCTGATAAACAGTATTTTGTTGCCAAGAAGGGCATCTTCAACACAAAACCTATCTTATTCAAAAGTCATAAAGAAATTGACGAGGGTGAGAAACGACAAGATTTGAATATTGTATATCATAAAGTGTTTACACATATGAAACCTTTATTTGATAGTGGCAAATTGACTGATGTTGTGCAGGGAGATTTTCTTTTCCATGATGGTGGTGGAAAAAATGGTAGAAAGAAAGTAAAAGACGTTCATAATGAAAACTGCATTATATTTGGTCCACAGTTAATTCAGTATTGTATTCCAGATCATGATGAACTATATGATGCTGCTGCAAATTGCAAACTCTGTGTTGTAATTCATGCTAAGTATCCTATTGCTAATGTGAATAATGTTGCTGACTTGTCTGTAATGTTTGGATTTGATGCGTCACACCTATCTACTAAAGACACCCTAATCTTGTCACCGTTTACCAGTGAACTTGGAAATCAGATGGTGATTACTAGAAGTGAGAAAATGAAATTGGTGAGTTGGAAAGAAACTTCTAAAAGACTTTTACCTCAATGTAAAGATTTTTTGAATACCATTGCTCCATCGCATAATGATCCTTGGGGCATGGCGTATTTTATTAAGCAGTTCTTTAATGCAAAGGTGAGGGAAGGTCAGAAGGTTAATAGTGCTTCTAAGTTCTACGATGAATATTGTAAGTATTGGGAAAGTAAGTATCGCAAAAAATACGAAGCTTTAGTGCAAGCACCAAAAATTGCTGAATGGAAAAGAAAAATGTATATTGGCATGGATCTTCTTGAGGCAAACAAAAAGCAATTCATTGCTATGGTTGCACTATATAATACAATCCAGAACATTAAGAATATCTTTGTTCCTAAACTTGAAAGTGGTGAAAGATTTAGAGCTTATTATTATGATGAGAAGACAGGAACTTATGAGGTTGGTAATCAAGAAGGGTATGTGGCAATTCGAGAATCTGATCGAGCGGTGAAATTGGTTCAACGTCTTGGTGGGTTTAGTGAAAGAAACTTCAATGCTATCAAACAGTGGGCCAAGAAATGAAAAGAGTAGTATTCGTTTGGGGTAGATATAACCCACCAACAATTGGACATCAAAAACTATTTGACAACGCTGCTAGAGTTGCCAGATATTGGGGTGCCGATCTTGTTATCTATCCAACGCATACTCAAAATAATGATAAAGATCCTTTGAAGTCTGATAGAAAAGTTTATTACTTGAAGAAAATGTTTCCTCAGTATGCCGATAATTTTGTTTATGATACGACTGTAAAAACTATGTTTCAAGCTCTTGGAAAATTGCAGATTGAATATGATGAATTAGTTTGGGTTGCTGGTTCCGACAGAGTTCCTGACTATGGGGGAATTTTGAGAAACAGAAATGGTATGACAAATAAATCTGGAAAGATTGACTTTACTTTTAGAAAAGTGAAGTGTGTTTCTGCTGGTGGTAGAGATCCAGATGCGGAGGGAGCGGCAGGATGGTCTGCTAGTAAGTTGCGTAAAGCAGCAAAAGATGGTAAAGTTAGATTGTTTGCATCGGGACTTTCTAATACTCTTACAATGACAGAGAAGGTTGAATTGATGAAAGAAATTAGGAAGATAATGGGATAATGAAAGATTTCAAGAAACTTAGAGAAGAAGCAATACGCCAACAGCAAAGACAGCAGCATGTTTTTCGTGAGGGTGATGCTGTCATGTCTTCTCGCACGGGAGACAAGGGACACATCCATAGGGTCGGTGGTAATTATGCCATTGT